AAATAAATAAAGGCATAGAGCTCATGCTTAGGGGGGCGAAAAAGAAGGAAGAAGAAGAGAAACCCCCTTCAAAAGGTTTCGCTATTACCAAATTTTTTACCCTACTTAAGCGAAGAGTCTACTTCAACTTAGAACTTTGGTGGGACAAGAAAGAAAATTAGTTCAGGAGTTGAACCATGGCACAAGCAACAGTCGTTTACTTTTCAGCAACCGTTTCATTTATTTTTCTCTGCGTTGGTGTGATTGCTGGATGGACAGCAAACGAAAAGTTACATGAGTTCATGTATGGCAAAATGCAGGATGACAATGTACATCCAGAGATGCTAGACGGAGAAGGTCAATGGATTAATGAAGAACTTTTGTCAGTTCGCTTTGTAGATGAAGACGAATTTGACGACGAATAAATATAGTTACGCAATCAATTAGGTTATGAAATTATTATTACATGAAGTGCTACAGAAGGTAAGCAACGCCAAAACAAAGGCAGAAAAGATCAAACTTCTACAGCAGCATAACACCCCAGCACTCAGACAAATTCTGATTGCTAACTTTGATGAGAGTGTTATTTCTATGTTGCCTGATGGCGATGTTCCTTATAGTAAGAACGAAGCACCTGAAGAGACAGAGCATACGAAACTACTACATGAGTATCGTAAACTCTATCTCTTCTTCAAAGGTGGAGCAAACATCTCTCAGACCCGCCGCGAAACCCTCTTCATTCAACTGCTAGAGGGTCTACACAAGGGCGAAGCAGAAGTTCTGTGTCTGATGAAGGACAAAGCGATTGGTAAGCGTTGGAAGATCACCAAGCAGTGTGTGGAGGAGGCATTTCCTCAGATTCAGTGGGGTGGTCGCTCTTGAATATAATCCATCAGAATTGTGACCCAGAGTTAGCACAGGATAGGTCTTTACCTCACACTGCTTATCTTATAGAGTATGATGATGGAAATAAAGTTTGTTATGACATCGCTGTATCTTCTAAAAGAGTAGAGATTTTTGATTACTACTGGGATAAATATCGCAATGTAATTGGCATGAGACAAACAGAGGGGAGAACTAATCCTAAACTCTGGCAAGATCCTAAGAAGAAAAAGAAATGAGCGCAAATCAAAAGGGCAACTGGTGTATTTTCTACCGTAAATTATCCAATCCCACGGTCTGGTATACTATGAAAACGTATAGAGCAGATGGTGTCCTTGTATCTGCTAAGACTTATGACGATGTGTATAAGTTCAATCGTTATAGAGAAGCTTGGGAATTTGCCAAGAATTTAATTACTGATGGACCAAATCCAAAGTATGATGCAGAAGTTAGACGTGTTTGTCGTCAGCGTGGAGAAGGGTTCTACCTGTCAGGAAACTAAATTGTATCAACCGATACAGTTGTCATAACATACATAGTATGGTATAATAACCATACGTTCATCCCACTCTCGGGTGGGACGCAAGTAAGTCGCGGAACGGAGCGTTCATCCCATGATTGATCTTTTACTCTATGCTTCTATTGCCTGCCAAGATGCTGCCGATATGATCGGTCGTGTCAAGGCAAATGAAGATATGAGTAAAATTGTCAGAACAGAGATTGTTGAAACCTTAAAGGAAGCAACACCTCATTGTAAGTGGGACGCACACGACTGAAGGAACGGGAAAACGGATCCTGCGTAAGCAGAGAAGGTTAACTTTCCATTCTTTTAGGAGTCAATCATGAACACACTCAATCTCATTCGTAAGCAGATTCAAAAAGCATCTGCTCTTCACGACGCACAAATTCTCCACACTACCTATCGTGGTGTAGAATATAAAGTCGGTGATCACGAAGCAAAGGAAACCCACGGTACATTCAACTATCGCGGTCATACATACAGCAAGTGAATATAAAGAGGGGTTGCGACCCCTCTTTTTTTATGCTATGATATGTTCACATGTTAAAATAAATACATGGACAAAGAAAAACTAAAACTCATCGTCAAGAATCTTAAGTCTCTTGTTGATATACTTGAGAGTGAAGTTTATTCTGACCCTGCTTCTTATAAAATAGAATTGCAGCAAGATGAAAGTAAATTTTATCAAGGAAGAGATGACGATGATGGATACCCAGACTGACTGGCGATACAGCGATGAACGTATGGTTCTTCGCGCAGAAGTATTCCTCAAGTTGAAAAAGTATTTCAAATTGAAAACTACCAAGCACCTGTATGAGTTCTGCCACGATTGGGTATCCCAAGGCAATCAAACTACAGAGGGTGCTGAAGAGGCATTCCTCCAATACTTACAGGAGGTAAAACTTTAATGAGATTCAAAGACACAATCAAAGCAGCAAAGAAAGCGATCAAGCTTGCGGATAAGAATCCGATGCTGTATACTGATGAGGAGATTCATTACATGCGGTTGCAACTTCGCGCTGCTAAAGAAGGTCTCAAGCGTAAACGTGAAAGAATGAGTAAAGGATTTAAGAATGAAGCAACAACATGGGTCAGTGCGCCTAATACAAGTGACTCCAGAAGCGGAGAAGACGATGGGGTATGTAGCGAGAGTCAGCAACCCCAACAATCAGGAGAATCCTAACGTCGCTGGTCTTCTGAAGTATTGTATCAAGCACAACCACTGGTCTGTGTTTGAGCAAGCATTCATGACTCTTGAGATTGAAACGAACCGTGGTATCGCAGCTCAAATTTTGCGTCACCGTTCGTTTACATTCCAAGAGTTTTCCCAACGGTATGCTGACAGTTCTTTGTTAGCAGATGAGATCCCTCTGTTTGATCTTCGCCGTCAGGATACTAAGAATCGTCAGAATAGTATTGATGATGTCGATGCTTTCACCAAGCAGGAACTTGAGATTACTGTTCAGCGACACTTCCAGAGTGCCATGGATATCTACAAGCAAATGCTTGACCTTGGTATTGCTAAAGAGTGTGCTCGCTTTGTGCTCCCTCTAGCAACTCCCACTCGCATTTACATGTCAGGATCTGTTCGGTCATGGATGCACTATATAGATCTACGTTCCGCTCATGGAACACAGAAAGAACATATGGATATCGCACACCAGTGTCGTGATATCTTCGTGGAACAGTTTCCTATTTGTGCTGAAGCATTGGAGTGGAATTGATGGCAACATATCCTGTAATTAATACTAAAACTGGTGAACAGAAAGAGGTCGTGATTAGCGTTCATGATTGGGAGCAGTGGAAGACTGACAATCCAGACTGGACTAGAGACTGGAGTGATCCATCTACTTGTCCTTCATCTGGGGATATTGGTGATCCATGGGACAAGATGAGCAGATCTCACCCTGGTTTCCATGACATCATGAAGAACAAGGTTGCCAAACATGCTTCAACCGTAGGCAACAAAACTATTACCGACAAGTACCGTTAATCATATGCCAGTAAGAAAGAAGACACAGAAAGCACCTGGACAAGGTATGACTTCTAAACAACGTAAGCGTCGTAAGCCTATTGATGAGGCATACATGATCCCCATCGAACCTCTCACTCATAATCAACAGATTATGTTTGATGAGTGGGACAAAGGTAAGATGATCTATGCCTATGGTGTAGCAGGAACTGGTAAGACATTTGTTGCTCTTTACAAAGCACTAAAGGATGTGTTAAATGAATACACTCCTTATGAGAAAGTCTACATTGTTCGTTCTCTGGTTGCCACTAGAGAGATTGGTTTCCTTCCTGGCGACCATGAAGATAAGTCTTCTCTCTATCAGATACCATACAAGAACATGGTTCAAGCTATGTTTGAGATGCCTGATGACAATAGTTTTGAGATGCTGTATGACAATCTCAAGGCACAGGAAACTATCTCGTTCTGGTCTACCAGTTTCATTCGTGGAACTACTCTTGACAACTGTATCGTTATCATTGACGAGTGTCAGAACTTGAACTTCCACGAATTGGATTCAATCATTACTCGTGTTGGACAGGACACTAAGATTATTTTCTGTGGTGATGCTGCTCAGACTGACCTTCAAAAGATCTCTGAGCGTTCAGGTATCCTTGACTTCCAACGCATCCTACAAAACATGGATGAGTTCTCGCTAATTGAATTTGGTATTGAGGACATCGTTCGTTCTGGTCTTGTCAAGTCTTATATCATCAACAAAATCAATCTGGGTCTATGAAGTTGTTTAATCATGTGGGACTAGATCCTATTGAAATGTCTGCTGAAATGGTGGATGGTAAGCGTATCTATCTAACACCTGAGGGCAGTAAGTTTCCATCTGTCACCACTGTGATTAGCAACAACAAAGAGAAGATGGCGGGCATCGCTAGGTGGCGAGCTCGTGTGGGCGAGGAGAAAGCAAACAACATTTCTTCTCGCTCTACTAGTAGAGGAACTAAGTATCACTCTATCGTAGAAGATTACCTCAACAATGAACTGGACCTCAAAAAGTTCAGTAAGTTTCCGCTTCCTGTTCTAATGTTCCAGCATTCTAGGGATATTTTAGACCGCATAAATAATATTTACTTACAGGAAGCGGCGCTCTACTCTAATCATCTAGAGATGGCAGGGCGTGTCGATTGTATCGCTGAGTTTGACGGTGTGTTGTCTATTATTGATTTCAAGACTGCCGCTGAACCCAAGCGTGAGAAATATCTTTACGATTACTTTGTTCAAGAAACTGCATATGCTTGTATGCTTCAAGAACTCTATGGGTTGTCAGTGAAACAACTCGTGACAATCGTTGCTTGTGAAAACGGAGAGACTCAAGTTAAGGTGCTTCCACCTAAGAAAGAATTCTTTATGAAACTAATGAGTTATATCGCGGAGTATCAGGAACGACATGGAGAAAAAACAATTATTAGAGGATAAATTTATGACCGCTGCGAGATTCTCGCAGGAAGTGGAAAAGATTGCTTTACACAATCCAGACATGAATTATATTGATTCGGTTATCCACTACTGTGAGATCAATGAAATTGAAATAGATAGTGTATCTAAGTTAATAAGCAAACCTCTAAAGGAGAAACTCCGTTACGAGGCACAGCAACTTAACTTCATGAAGAAAACCAGTAGAGCAAAGTTGATGTTAGTATGAGTTTTTTCCATTCCGATATTGTTAGAGGCGACATTCAAGAAATGATGGATCTTCAACAGTTCTGTTTTAGATCTGCAATGAACTTTATTCTTCTTGATGATGACAGGAAGATGGATTACTTTGAGAAACTTGAATTGTTAATTGAGAAGCAGAAGACTTTCTACTTCCGTATTAAATTAAGTGAAGATCCTGAAGCAATCTCTGTCCTAGAGACTATGAAGCAGGGTATTGTTATGCTTGGTGCCACCCCAGGCACTACTGTTGAAGAGATGTTTGATGAACTGTTGGAGAAAGTCCAAGTCATGAAGGACAAACTCCAAAGTGGCACAGGGGGTTGACGCCCGACCCTGTGCCCTTGTATAATGACTGAGTGATAGGGCATCACAGACCAAATCCAAACCTAATCCGAGAAAATCCTATGTCTTTCGCAGATCTGAAGCGTAAATCCCAGAACAACTTCTCTTTCCTCCAGAAGGAACTTGAGAAATCATCCAGCGGCAAGAACGTTGATGAGCGTTTCTGGAAACCAGAGGTTGACGCTTCTGGTAACGGGTATGCTGTTATCCGTTTCCTCCCCGCACCTGAGGGCGAGACTGTCCCTTGGGCAAAAGTGTACTCCCATGCCTTCCAAGGTCCTGGTGGTTGGTACATTGAAAACTCCCTGACCACTCTCAACGAGAAGGATCCCGTTGGTGAAGTCAACCGCCGTCTCTGGAACAGCGGTAGTGATGAAGACAAAGAGACTGCTCGTAAGCAGAAGCGCAAGCTCCAGTATTACAGCAACATCTATGTCGTGAAGGATCCTAAGAACCCTGAGAACGAGGGTCGTGTGTTCCTCTACAAGTATGGCAAGAAGATCCATGATAAGATCCTTGCTGCGATGCAACCTGAGTTTCAAGATGAAGACCCCGTGAATGTCTTTGATCTTTGGGAAGGTGCTAACTTCAAACTGAAGATCAAGAAGGTTGCTGGTTATTGGAACTACGATAGTTCTGAGTTCGATAGTGTCTCTGCCCTGAGTGCTGATGACACTGAACTGGAAGGCATCTGGAAGTCCGAGCACTCTCTGGAAGCGTTCACTTCTAAAGACCAGTTCAAGTCCTACGAGGATCTTGAGCGTCGCCTGAACATGGTGCTTGGTATCACCCAGCGCACTGCTGTTCCTAGCGTTGATGATGAAGAGTATGAGCCTGTCGCTGCTCCTGAACCCTCGTCGTTCCGCTCTCGTGTCTCTGCTGCTCCCTCTCCTGTGAAGGAAGAGGCAGTCGTTGATGATGACGATGCGCTGTCCTACTTTGCTCGCCTTGCTGAAGAAGACTGATGAATATCAAAAAGAACCTGACATGCTGTGCCACAAGTCCCATATGCCACTTCGTAGCAATGTGTGTTGGGTTCTTGGCGGTGATCGAACTGGCACACACTCACGCTCACTATACTATGAGTACAGATGCTAACAGTTATGTTCATGCCTTCTGTAAAAAAAACTTGAAGGAGTGTGAGCGTATCATTTCAAATTTAGAAGACTGATTCCATAAATCTGGGAAAATTTTTTCCGCCAA